TCCAATGTCAGGAGCTGTTTATTGTAGTGAAAGATAATAAGTCATGTGATCCCAAGTGGAAGCAGTGGTGCATTGCCTGTTGCTCTTCACAACTATGGTTATTCCCTGCCATGCTGCTTGGGATCCTTATATTAATTGAGAGTATTCATACAGATGCTCATCTTAAGATGGAACATGATGTTCATGGATACTGCAGGCAAAATGCAGAACACCAAGAAAATTTAAGTTTGGGGGATGATGACTGGTGAAAAAGAAAGTACAAAAGATGTTAGAATGGTTCTATCAGGAATCTGATAGAGGTGAGCAGAACATTTCTGAATATAAGAATTTGTATGATTTAGTAGAAAGACTTCAATATCGATTGGAAGATATGGAGAATGAATATATGCAATTGTCACGAAAGTATGACGCTTTAGAACAGAAACTAAATGACATCATTGACAATCTTCCTGCTTGAGTATAAACCACTACACAGGACCTCTTGACGAGGTCCTTTTTTTGCTATATAATATGTAAAGTTTCATTACAGTAGGTAAATGACCGTAACAACTAATGAGTTTGGGCAACAAAATATGTTTGCCAAGGAACCGCAAATGTATGTTTCTAAGTCTGACGCTGAGCGTTATGGATACGAGACATACGCAGAGCGTGCGGAGAAATTAAATGGACGTACTGCTATGCTTGGATTTGTTGCTGCTGTTATCTCTTATGCTACTAGTGGCAGTGTATTTTTCTTTGGCGCTTTCGGATTCTGATTAATGCTTGAACTTCTTACTTATTATGTGATTGTCTCCGTTGTATTCATCGGAGCACCGGGTGTATTCTTTTACATTGTATTCATGCCTGCTCTCCAAAACACAAAGGGGAGAATGGTTGGATACAAAGACCATAAAGAGTATGGAGATTCCTCCATCTATGAGAATACTCCATCTGATCAAACAAAGTTCTATCTTGAACTTGAAGCTTGATACTTGACATAGTATCAAAACTTCTCTATACTTAATTCGACCTTATACAAAATACATGGCGTACACTATTACTCTCCGCACTCCTGAAGGAGATCAATCCATCTCCTGTGAAGATGACCAGTACATTCTGGACGCTGCTGAGGAACAAGGAGTTGATATGAACTACTCATGTCGTGCTGGTGCATGTTCTTCGTGTGCTGGTAAAATTGTGAGTGGAACCGTTGACCAGAACGATCAATCTTTCCTTGATGATGATCAACTTGAAGCGGGATTTGTTCTGACTTGTGTTGCATATCCTACTAGTGACTGTGTTATTGAAACTGAAAAAGAAGAGGAACTGTATTGATGTCTTGTGATCTCAGAAGTAAAATCCTTTCCGCCCTTCGTGACGATGCAGAAGGAAACATACAAAAAGCAAAACTGAATATAGAAGTTTATCTTCACAACCCTGTAGGTATCGGTGAACATCCTGACGTTCTAGGTGCAATTCAAGATCAACTTGATATAATTGCACATGAAGAAGAACGAATTGAAGTTATTACCAAACATTTTGATGCCTAATCCAAATCAACTGTACGAAGACATGGAAAAACTCAATGCACTCTATGAAGAGTTGTGTTGGGACCATGATGACGAACTAGTCTTTACTCACGATGGTAAAGAAGTAATTATCTACAACAAAACTAAGGAGAAAAACGATGACTGAAAAAGCAGAACGTATTAATGGTTGGGCAGCAATGATCGGCGTGATCGCTGCCATGGGATCCTATGCAGTTACAGGACAAATCATTCCTGGTGTATGGTGAAATGTTAGTTATCGCAGCAACACTAGTTGGAGCATTTGTTCTTGGAGCAGTGCTAAAGGATGTTGATGATGATGACAATGGACCAGATGGTGGACTTATGACACCTGTTTGCAATCCAACCTAATGCTATATAAAAGGAGACTTGACGGTCTCCTTTTTGCATGTTAGCATTTGGTGTACCTTTATGAGAAAAATGATTCTTAATACTATCAGTATTGGTATTCTTGCAGGAATTTCTATATCATCAGGAATCAATTGGGTGAGTGGAATCAGCACCCCAGTTAAAATATCCACAGAATCAAAACATGAGTTTGAAAAGATACAATATAAACCCAAATGGGTATGTCCTCAGTGTTCTCCTGAGGAGCAGTTTGTTTTAAGAGAAATACAAAGTGGTACAAAAATCACAGACAAAAATGCCCTTGCAACGATCATGGGCAACATTAAACAGGAAAGTAAGTTCACTGCCAATATATGTGAGGGAGGTGCTAGAGTTTCTTACTCTGATTGCCATCGGGGTGGGTACGGACTTATTCAGTGGACCTCTACACACCGTTATCTGGGGTTAGGTAAGTTTGCTAAAAAATATGGATGTGATCCTAGCACTCTTGAGTGTCAAACAAGATATATGATTAATGAGGATGTCTTTCAAAGGGTTCTGCCTGATTTTGAAGGCACTGGACAAACAGTTGCACAATACATGATTCCAGCCTATACTTGGTTGGGTTGGGGTATCCGTGGACCGCGTGATACTTACGCATATAACTATACTAAACAGATGGTACTTTCATGACATATCCCGCTCCAAAGTTTCTCAAAGATGATCCTTGGTTTGGACCAGCACATTATAGTGAGAAACAGCGTTCACTGATGCAAAAGCAATTATATAAAGAAGAGATGGAGCAGAAATGTATTTCGTATACTGTTCCGGGTTGTGAAACAAAGTATGACACAATCCACGAAGCAATGTATGTTATGTCCACTAGGAACGGAAAAACTACTATTAAACTTGATCCTATTGGAGGATCAGAAAATTTCCAAGGCGGTTCTGAAAATTATCATGAAAGAAACTACTCAAGATCTGACCACTGATTGGCGTTACAATGAAGACAAGATGCAAGTGCGGCAACAAGCACTTCTCATTTTAAATCAAAAATACGGTAGAGAGTTAGATTCTAACAAAAAGTCTAAATATACCAGCAAATCCATTTACGAGTGTGCTCATGATTGGGTCTCTCAAGGCAATGTAAATTGCAATGGAATTATCAAATACTATGAGGCATACTATTATGCAAAAGATATTTAATTTGATGGCACTAGCATCATTTATTGTGAGCGGTGCGACAGTTGCTGGAGCATTTTATTTTTATAAAAATGCTGATGTTATGTTTGAAGAGGCAAGAGAAAGAGCAATTAAGGAAATTGCTGATGCACTTCCTAAAATTGTAGAAGAGATGATGCCAGATATTCCTGAAGTTCCAGAAGTAACGGGTGGTGCTATTCCTCCCATGACCGGACTTCCTGTAAAATGAAAAAACTTTTAGCAGTAATCGCAGCAGCATTTTTGAGTGCCCCTGCACTTGCAGAACCCACTAAGGGTTATCATACCATGGATGCTATGGGATGTATGTTACTCAGGGAATGTACGGATGGAGTCACAAAAGTCACTAATCTTTTGGATATTTCTAGTAAGTATCCCAATACTGACGATTTTTATCCTATTTCTGTTGAGTTCAACATCATGCTCTCTTCCCTTAGCAGGATCGGAGTTGAGGTGTTTCTAGCAGATGAAAAGTATTTTCCAGTAGGGCATCGCGGTGTGTATCACACTGTAAGTAATAACTTCTTCTTGAATAAAGAACATATGGATAATCCAGGCACTCTTATGAGTGTGATGCGCCATGAAGGATGGCACGCTGCTCAAGACTGCATGGCAGGCACTATTGATAATGAAATGCTTGCTATTATTATGCCTGAAGAATCTGTTCCTTCTTTTTGGAGAAAGATGGCAGAGTTAACTTATCCTGAACATGCTGTTCCCTGGGAAGCAGAAGCAACCTGGGCGGGTAAAACTGAGGGTATGACTGCTAGGGCATTGAGTTCTTGTGCATTGGGTACAATGTGGACCGACTATGAACCTACTCCATTGACAAGAAAGTATCTGGTTGATGAAGGGTACATTAAATAAATAAAATTGCCTTGCTCTTTCAAAATGGAATCTAATCCAAACAAGAAAGAGGATGCCAAACAGAATAAGTTTGAATGGGCTGATGAAGGGGTATCTACCCTGGTGCGTGTTATTATTTTAGGATGGTCAGCGGCAATTCTGACACTTAATTATGTAACTGTTCCTGGTATCCCCCAGAAAAATATCGACCCCACATTTATTGCCAGTGTGTTCACTGGAACTTTAGCTACGTTCGGGGTTGTTCCTGCTAAGAAAAAAGAAGAAAAAGAGAAAAAGGAGGAAGAAAAAAAATAAGTCTTGAGGTCAAAACAAATTATATCTGAGATAGTGTGAGAGAGAATAGATAGTGTAGTTGCATAAACTACATGAAGTTCTTTTTCGCACTTCTTGCTACATTATTTCTTGCTGCACCTGCTTGGGCTGTAGATGTTCAAATGGGTTCTAATGGAAACCTAGTATTCGATCCTGCAGAGGTTACTATTTCTGCTGGAGACTCAGTTCATTTTGTGAACAATATGCTTCCTCCACATAATGTGATCGTAGAAGATCGTCCTGATCTTGCTCATGAATCACTTGCCATGCTTCCTGGCGAAGAGTTTGATGTCACCTTTAATGATCCAGGTGATTACACCTATTGGTGTGCGCCACACAAAGGTGCTGGTATGATTGGTACTGTTCACGTCGAATGATATGAAAAAATTCAATGAAGTTACGCTGAATATCACTGTAGCAATCATTGACTTCCTGTATCAAGGAAGAGATTATCCTCGCTTTTGGGTGCTTGAGGAGATTGCTCGGGCACCCTATTTTGCTTTCTTAAGTGTGTTACATCTTCGAGAGTCTTTAGGTTTAAGAGGTGATTG